AACCATGCTAATAGATTTTCCGTTGCTTTTGGGCCGATACCTGCTTCACTACAAGTTAGCTCGTTGATATCTCGTATATTTGAGACTGTTCGACATATTTTTTCTGAAACGGATCGCCCAATCAACGGAATAGAAAAGGCAGGTAGAAGTGTTTGAAGGTCTACTGATTTCGACTTCTCAAGTTCTTCATAAACTTTATTACCTATCTTTTCTGAGTCTAATCGCATGATTATCTCATGTCTTTCTATTTCATAGAGTTCCACTATGTCCTCGACTTTTAACCTTTTTAAGGTTGCTGGTCCAAGACCTTTTATTTTTAATTTAGAAACAAAGTTTTCCAACTTCTTGTCATTCTTTGCTTCACAAATATCATTCCTACAAAATAACTGCTCATTAATAATTTCTAGTACTGAACTGCATGATGGGCAGTTTGTTGGAATTTCTATTGTTTTCATATTTTCTATTTATATATTATATATAAAACCAACCTCATTGTCAAGAAATATTTTTCGATTTCTCAGATTTGGGTATATTATAATTTAGATGTCTCAACAGCCAATCTTCTGCTGTTTCTTTTTTCTTTGGAAACCACCTTAAAATTTTAGAGTTTATTGAAAAGCACTCTGTATATCCACCAAATTTTATTTTTGGTACATACTTATCATCTGCAAACATATCATGTAAAACCCACTCCATTTTTCTACAATTTTCATACTCTCCTGTCCAAGTTCTCTGAATAAATTGTTGATATTCAGGTGTATAAAAATCTTTACTAGAACCTCGTTGTAGAACTCCTAATCCTACTTTTCCTGCACGAAACTTTGCAATTCCTACTTTAAGGAACTTTTCTTGTGTTTCGGGATTTATAAACTTGATTCCGTAAATGATACCTTTCATCTAAAAAGCCAAATCCTATTTCTATAAGCATAGACAAACCACTTAAAGCCATGTCCATACTGTGCTGATTTAAGACGATTATACATCTTCGTATCTTTTTGAAAAGTATAATCGTGTGTAAAATACTCTGATATATGCACTTATAGTTAGAAATATAACTGATATTATAGAAAGAGCTTCTGGACTAGTAATTCCAAATCTTTCTATACATAGCCAGAGTATTAGATAGTTTAATGGGAACTGAGTAAGTAAAGCACTCAGTACACTAAACATTGTTTCTTTGTGTATTCTTTTTGTTCTTTTATCCATATTTATTATTGTCATTGTTGTCATAATACATATACAATAAAAACATAGCAACTACTGCCATTATAGTTATGTCCATTAATTTTTAATTATCCTCTGGCACCAGTTTTCTGCACAATCTTCTGCATAACTAACAGAGTGATCATGTACATTTATTGTTCTTACTTTTTTATCTTCTTCATATAAGTCTACTTCATATCCATACTTAGTAGACATTATTAATGCTAATCTAGAGCCTTCTACTGGAGTTCCGTATTCTCTGAACTCTGATACTATTTCTCTATAATTACTACTTTCCTTCATAAAACTCCTCTAACATTGGTTCAAATATTTCTCGTCTAAAATATTCTATATCTGTCTGTTTAAATTTAAAATCTAGTTTTTTCTCTACTCTTCTCTGCTCATGAATCCATAAACGGAATTCTTCAAACAACATTTCTTCGGGATACCAAATCATTTTCTACTCCTATTTTTCTCGGAGACAAGCACTGTACTTATGTAAGCAACCCAACCCATCAGCAGGAGAATTAGTAAGCCCAAGATAAATTCAATTATCTCCACTACTCAATTCTCCTTACGATTTTAGGGATAATTTTACCGCTTCTAATTACTTCCACCTTACACCCAATCTCAAGATCAAGTGCATCAATAAAACCTGCATTGTGCAGGGTTGCTCTAGAAATGGTAGCATCATCAATGATAACAGGATCAAGAATTGCAACTGGTGTTACAGCTCCTGACTTGCCAACATTCCATTCTACATCTAGCAGGGTTGTAGTTACTCCAGCCTCTCGAGTCTTATATGCAAAAGAACCACGAGGGTGGTGTGCAGTGTACCCGAGTCTATTAAACTCGTCCATGTCGTCTAGTCTCCACACCGAACCATCAGTGGGATAATAATACTTGTCTACTGTCAGAACCGTGGCTAGACCCAACGATCCAATCTCCAGCAATTTGTCTGACCACAAATCCATATTATTCGGTTCTACATTGTAGGCAACAAAGACAAGGTCTAGAGACCTTTCTTTAAATTCTTCAATATCCTTTAGATTTAGTGAGCCTGCAGCATAGTTCCGTGCATTAGGAATTTCGACTGGAGCAACTACTTCTCCTGTTATTTGAAGTATCTTGTCCTCAGTTTGTAATTGATGTGGTACAAGATACTTTATCTTGTCTGTAATTGGAACACCTTTCTTTCCATCTCCTCGAGTTAATGCCATCTTTAGTTGCCCATCTACATAAAGAATGCTTACTGCACTCCCATCTAATTTAGGTGTAATAACTACTGATTTATCATCAGCCCAAGAAGGTGGGGTGGTCTCGCCAGAAAAGACTTTCTGTAAAGACCACATAGGAAAGGTGTGAGCAATTCGTTGCTCTCTATCATCTTCATAACCGACTTGTTCATCTACCTGCTTTAGTCTATCATAGACTTCATCAGCAATCAATGGTTTACCATTGAAATACGCCAAGTCACATTGCTTTAGATAATTTTCCAAACTCATACATATATTATATTCGAGTTTGAGATTATTGTCAAGAAATATTTTTTAATTCTGATAAATATTGTCTAGTAAATCTTTAAAGTTTTCTTCGATAACTTTTTTACTCTCTGCAAGAGAGAGAATCTCTACTAATGCTACAAATAGCTCTCTTGAGTTATCAAAATCTAACTCCATAGCTACACCTTCCTTAGAAGGCTTCCACTCTTCGCTGAAATCCTGATAGTATTTTCTTATATGTAAATATTCTTTACCCTTAAAAGTATTTACCATGAGATATATTTTTTGCCCTTTATCTTCATTGTAGTGTATCTCTCGCTCATACATTGAAGGAGCTGTATGTAATTCAATCATTTTTTAATATCTTTGAGAGAGGAACTATCGAAACTACATTCTCGGGAACTAATAGTCTATACGAGTCTGTATCCCAACACCAGCATAGCACTTGATGTTGGTTTGGTTTTGCACGATTTCTTTTTGACTGAATATAATCATTATCAAATTCCATTGTGCAAACATTATACTTTAGTTTACGACTTTTTGCACTACGATAAGTTATTACTGCATCTCCGTGCTTTTCCATCTCTTGTATAAATTTATCTTTTTTCATTTTTCTCCTGCGTTGGTTGATGTAATCCTTCACCGTCCAATCGCTAGGTTAAAAAACAACTGAATTTACAAGATATAAAAATTCCTCGACTCCGAAAAGCCGAGGATCAAACTATCAACTAGCTGTTAAGCTTATTGATTGCTTCTGCAAAGTACTTAGCTGCTTTACCAGTAAGTTTTGTAATTATGGAATCATCAACATCAATTCCAGCGTCTGAAAGAGCTGAACTCAACTCTTGTTGCGCGCCTTCTTTTGATACTCTAGTTCCACCACCACCTGATGCCTTGCCCACAGCAGGATTTTTCTTAACATAGACTCCAGCTTTTGTTAGAATCATTCTAACTCCATTTGGTGTTTGTCCTATGTTTTCTGCAATATCTGACACAATTTCCATACTTGTTTCTGGAGTTGGGTCAGCGCCTTGGTAATCTTCAATTACCTGTGATTTTAATTCATCTGTCCAATTTGACATTCTTTTTCTCCTTTTGTAAGATTCTGGCAACCCGGGCGCCCACCCTGTCGCTTGCCTCATCTGTAAATAAAATCTATCACTCATTTATATTATATATTATAGTATATAAATAAGGGCGAAGTCAAGAACTATTTTTTGATTCTTCACTTCAAGTATTTTTCTATTGTGGAAATCTTTTCGTGTGCTTCAGCTATTCTATCCAACTGAGTTTCTACTGCTTCGACTATGTTAGGGTGATCTCCGATAGCTACAGGGTTTCTCAAATATACTGATATATTTGCTTTTGCAACAGCTATCTCTCCCTCTGCTTTTTTTATTATTGATTGTAATATATTATTCATTTATGATTGCTCCTATGTATGATGCCACGAAATGAGACCTAAGTTTATCACTTAATATTGAGGGTAATAATATAGGCGCCATTGGTACTGCCATTATCACAAAGATAATAGCATTTGCGAACCACCACTTTACTACTAAAGCATTTGGTTTTATAATCTCTAATATCTGCATTGAAGGCCACCAAAGCCTCCATACTGACATTAAAACTGTTACTAACCAAAATGCAAGTAGTACATTAATATAATTTAACTCCATATTCTTCTAGGTGTCGGAGACTTCCCAGATTGCATGCAAGTTGATTTCTATACCTACCACCATGCGTAACATAGGGAAAGAAAGTATCACTAAAATCAAAAGGTGGTTCAATGGTATAAACTAAGTATCCATACTCGCCATCTGGGTGTACCCATTCCTTTTTGATAGTAGCAGGTGTATTATTGGCAACACACCAAACTTTCTCCCCTACTTTAAACCTCTCACTTACACACTGCTCTGGCAACATAACTTCTTTCCAGTTATATTCAGACTCAGGGTGTTTAAAAGGTACTCCAACTCTTTCTATAATACTTTTTACAAATGCAGGAGAGCGATAAAGACTAGATGCGATTTCAGAGAGATTATACCCCTCAATATACATTTCGCACACAGTTTTTATTTCATCTTTAGTTGCTAACTTTCCTTTATTTTGAGATTTTCTTAGTGCAACAAAAGATTCCTGATCTTTATGATCTTGTATTATCCTTGCCAATCTTGAGGTGTTATATGTTATTCTTAACATTTGACACGCTTCTTTTTTTGTTATTGGCTTCTGTCCTTCGAGTAGTTTTATTACTCGCTCTATATTTTGTTTAGTTAAGTTCTCGTGATCTTTTTTCTTTATCATCTTGTATACCTAATAAAATAATTGCATAGTGAATTATCTTTAATACATCTTCTCGGTTATAACCTTCTTTTCTGCCATAACGCTGAGCATACTTAATTATATTACCAACACAAAAACCCACTCCATGTCCTGAGTCTGCAACAAACTCAGTTGATTGTATCTTGTTCATACTATAGTGTTTTGAATAAGTACTATCTATCCATTGTTTAATTTCATTTAGTACTTTATCTTCATTAAATCTATACATGCTTTCTTCTTCGGTTTTTAGGTTTAAAACTTGGTCTTCGCCATCTACTAACAGATGACTTAGCGTGTCTAATATAATCGTCTTTTTCTTGCTCTGATAGAGCTTCGGGAATAAATATCTTTACTCCTCTATAAAAAATTTGTTCCATTACTTACTTGTAATCCTTTTATCGTACCAAGCCAAACCTTCGTCCCACCAATCTGGTGTAGGTCTGTGTGACCATTTTGCAAAGGTTGCCTTGTCCGTGTGATAATACAGACGATACGAACCTACGACATCGTCTGGGTCTTTCAGCTCATCTGGCATAGCCATACCGAAAGGAGTGAGTCCATCACGAGGCATATTTTTAGGTTCTGGTAATTTATTAATTACTTCAACCACTGACTTGTGTTGCTTACCATAACGATAATGATACTCGTCATTCAACGCATTTGCATAGCAATGTACCCACTCAAAGTTGTCAAGAGACTGCCGTGTCCATATTGTGCAAGGGTGATTGTACATCATTGGCAAATATGGAGTAAGTGGTCTCTCGTCCAAAGGTAAATGTTTTATTTTAGCTTTATGTTCGTTTAGAACAGCACTCTCCTCTCGATTCAATGCTCTAGGTACAAACCCTAGAACATCATCTACCCAAATTGCTGTGCAAAGAAGCTGTGCAGCTTCTAGTGGCATTTTTACTATGTGTTTATCAACATGGTACTCTGCGCACTTATCTAAATCTTCATCTAAATAAAATAAATTCATGGGTATATTATATCGAAAAATAAGATTGTTGTCAAGAACTATTTTTTGAAATGATCCTTGACATACTTAGAATATGCCAAGGAAATGATAATGAATAAGAGGATTGAAAAACTACTTACCAAAAGCACGACCTGCCTCTGATATTCCAAATGCGCCGAGCG